CTCCACCGACACGATCAGTGAGCGAGCCTGATCGAGCCAGTGTTGGTATGCGGCCTGTTTCACATTCCATGTGAAGTGCCCATGCAGCGGGGAGTCCTTGCGCTTGGCATCTTCGACAACATCGTCAGGTGTGAGCCGACCACCATTGCGGCGAGCAATTTCTTCGAGTCGTTCCTTGACCCGCGCCCGCTCTTCCATCGTCATTGCCATGACGCTCTCCTCACGCCGCCAGTTTCATGTCGCGACGGCGCAGTTCGGCGTTGAAGTACGCGAGCAGTTCTTCGGCCTCGTGGTCGTAGCACACGGGAGTTTCCAGGGCTGCGAGTTGCTCGTCCTTGCGCATCTTTGAGGTGATGCGCATGAAGTTTGGATCGTTCGGCGAGCACGGCTTGAACGCGCCGAACGAGCCCGCGCCCTTCTCTTGCCGATAATCACAGACACCGGAGATCACGCCTGCGTTCGCGAGCAGATTGAGTAGCTCACCTTCGCGCAGGTTGGGCGTCGCATAGTCCAGCGTGATGGTCGTTGCCCACTCGGGGACGATGGCGCGCGTGCGCACATCAGGTGTCCTGTTCATGTCCGCAGATCGCACGACAGACATGTGCAGCATTGGCACACCATAGAGCGGGATGTTGTCCCACGGCACCGTGATCAACTGCTCGATCTCGGTCTTCCTGACGTTCGGGGTACGCAGTGCGGCCGTACACATTGCCTGCTTGAACATCGTCGGCAGCAGAGCGAGTTCGGTGGGCGGGTTCTTCTGCACGCGCATCCGATAGACGCTGTCGCGATATTCCTGCAGCGGGTTGTGTTTGACCGTCGAGGCCTTCACTGCGGCGTTTTTCTTCGGCTGCGGGAACAAGATGCCCATCTTGACCTTCGCCGACATCGCGTTGTAGATCAGTGGGCTGGTGCCGAGAATGCACACCTCCATCTTGCCTCGTTTGATCTGGATGATCTCGATGCTGTCGCTGATATTTCGAGTTGCGGCTTGTTTTGCGGTTGCCATGAGAAAGTTCTCCTTGTGTGCCTGTCGTTGGTATTGGCCGACCGGCTATGCCAATTGAATTTGTGCCCTAGCAGATTCGTTCTCGCGGGCCACGAGCCACCGTCGAAAGGCCGCGCATTCCAGCGCGGGAGACATCGCGTACATCTGCCATGCCTGTAGCGAGCGCTCTGTTCACCGTAGTTTTCTCAACTGATCAATGCGGGCATCAAGCTCGCGCAGGAACGCCATCACTTGTTCTTCGAGCCACACGATGTACTCGTGCTGTGGCACATAGCGCATGACGAAGAGCTGTAGATGCTCTGGCATTCTTGGGTCGTAGCTAACGAAGTCTGCCCAACTGCGGCCAGTACACGCGCATTGCCAAGCGACTTGCGGCTGGTACTCAGGCGGCATCACGCCAGCACTCAGGTAACCAAGATGCGTTCGAGTCTTTGGTGCCTTGCACTCAAGAACACCGTCGCCAACGAGCCCGTCTGGTGATGCGCCAGACATCGCAATGGCTGGGTGCTTGACGAAGCCGACATCACCAACAATCACGCCTGTCTCGATCTCGTATGCAGCTTTCGCATCACTCTCGTGCTCTGTGCCCCAGCGCATTTCGGCTGAGGTAAACCCTTCTTGCCTCACGCCTGTAAGGCGCTCGCAGATCAGCTCGTACATGTAGTTCTCGCGCGTGACGCTAGGCTGACCACCACGACCTGTTGCAATCACATCAGACATGCGTGAAGCTGTCACGCACCCGAGCCGTGCAGCGAACCATTCATCTGTCTGCTGCATCACAGCATGTGCCTCTCGGCATCATTCATCGCCGCAACAAAATCGGCGTCGACCACTGGCGCGTTGCCCTGCGTGATCGTGCGCTCCTTGTCGGCGTTGATGGCGGCTTCCTTGAGCCGCTCGTGATGGCCAGCCAGAGCCTTGCGTTCCTGCTTGGTCATGCCCTTGAAGAAGACCTGATAGGACTCGACGCCACTGGCTGCTGCGGCCTGGGCGGCTTCGAGCAGAGGCGCTGGGCACTCGACGACAGCAGGAATCGGTGGGAACTGGTCATCTTGGTTGAGCGGCTTGCCTTCCATCTCTTCAGCGGTCGGCTGCGCGCCAAGCTCAGGGAATGCAATGCGCAAGGCCTGGGCGCTGGCGCACTTGGCAAGCTGGCCACGGGGCCGTTTCGTCCACATCGCATTGGGCGCAATCGACTTGTCCTTGCCGCCCTTCACTGCGTAGTTCTCGCGCCAGTATTCACGAGCCGTGAACTCTGCCACGAGCCCGCTCTTCAGCGCTCGCTTGACGGTGACCCGGCACCATTCAGGGTAGGTGATCGTCTGGCCACCGATCTCCTCGGTGACGTCAGGCCCGAACTCTGGCTCAGACATGCCAGCGAACTCACCGCTGCGGCTGGCTTGCGTCCTGTACAGGCCGACTCCAGGCATCACAACGTCGCGCATGTGGCCGACCTTGCTGTCCCACATAGGAACAATATGCACCGGCTTTAGCATCGGATCGAGCCCAGCGGCTCGACAGTAGCCGAGCACCATCTGGATCGAGTCAATCGATGCGCCCGGGTACAGGCTCGATTGCAGAACGACGATCAGGTCACTGTCGTCGCGCGCTGTCAGCTCATTTGCCATTGATGTTCCTCAGTCGGTTGAAAAGCCTGCCCAGCCAATTCGGTCGCGGGTTGGCCAGCAGCAGGCGCTGTGTCCATAAGTCCACGGGCGGGTTCTGATGTTCGTAGCAGCCACCGCAGCGGTATTCGGTTCGCTGTCCGGTGTGCCTGTAGCCGATCTGGATCATCACAGCACACCCATCGCTGCGAGGCCCAGGAAGACGCACAGGAGCACCCAGATCAGCCTATGGCTCCATGCCCAGTGCCAGTCGGCTGCGCGCCTCTGAGAGGCTCTGGACGCGGCTGGCGGGCATTGGCTGGTGTCGATGTCCCTGAACCCCGAGCTGGTGTGCCAGCGGCTCACAGCGGCCCCACCATGTATGTCGGCGGCACCTCGAACTCGCTGCCTACCTTGCGCCACATGTGCAGCACGTACGGGTGGCAGTTGACGTAGAGGCTCGCTGGCGGGTGGTACTGCACGACGCAGTCTTCAGCGTCCCAGAACAGGTTTTTCACGTAGCACATCTCGTCCCAGTGCGGCGTTCGATCTATCAAGCTGACACTGACATGCTCCCAGCCATCACCGTCGCTGGCGATTACACGCAGCGCGCGCGGCAACAGGAAACACCCGTTGTTGCCATCAGCCGCGACCGAAGTCATCGGGTGCCCATCCTCTGTGAACCGATACGGTTCTGGAACGTGGAAGCTCATGAGGCAACAATCTCACTCACCCCTCCGCTTCAGCTTGAAATCGATCAGCTCGCGCTTCGTCAGATCGATCAGCTCCTTCATGGATCGGCTAGTCAGCTCGAACAGTTCGTTGGTCGCAGCCTTCGCGCCAGCAAAGTCTCCGCTATATCGAATCGACGCCGTTGTGGCGATGATGAACAGGCTCATGTCGGTGTTCAGTTTGATCAGCCGGTCAGCGAGTGCGTTATCAAGACCGCTTGGAATGAACGCGCAGATCGCAAGCATGAGCTGCGTCATCACATGCTGCATGTCGCAGATGCGCGCGTATGCCTCTTTGACATGCGGGCCATGCCGAGCTTCGAGTGCTTCGGCAACCTCGCCCTCGCGAGCCACTAGCTTCGCTCTGGCCTCGATCATCTCTACCACCATCCTCTTGTGCTCGTCGTCGGTCATACAGCCTTCCACTGTTCATCAGTCAGTTCTGGGCGCGGATCTTTGTAGCGATCCACGCGACATGTCTGCTGCGGCAGCAGGATGCTCGCTGGAGCCCGTGGCCGCTTGACCGCACACATGGGGCATGCAACACCGTATGCGGCGCGCAGAGCCTTGCGATGTTCCTTCATCGCGCGGTACGTGTCGACGGTGTCGCTGCTCATTCTGGTATGTACTCGTGCTTGGTGTACTCGTTTGCCGCAGGATTCAGCAGTGAACGGCTGGCTCGCATCACGAACACGCCGCGCCGCTCGAAGTAGTCCCAACCGGGAACAAGCGTAACCTTCTTGGTGTAGTGCGAGTGCTCCTCATAGAGCCAATTCGGACCGCCACAGTCTGCAGCCATGTTGCCGTTGAAGATGAACGTGTCACCCTGAATGTGGAGGTCGCCAGCGACCCACTCTGGACTGCCGACGAACCGCAGCTCGCAGCCTGTGATGATGCAGTGAGTCATGCGTAGTCCTCGTCTGGAACGATCACGACGTCGCCGACGATCTGGTGTGTAGTACCGGGTCTGCAGTTGGCAAGATAGAGTTCGGTGGCCTTCTCGTTGATCGGCTTGAGCGCGCGCACAGGCCTGCGCTCGAAGTGAGTCGCTGAGTGCTGGACGTCTTCGCATTCCCAGCCGCCATCATCGACGCACATCACATGCAACGGCAGGCCCATGTGTCTCAGGCCTACCGTGTCGAGCATATTGGCACCGATCATGCGGCGGATGTCTTCCATCGATGTCGGGCCGATCAGATCGATCTCGGTGCCGTCAGTCTTGATGAGTTTTCTCATGGGTCACCTCCAGCTCGATGCCTTCGCTTGATGCGTCAATCCAGTATTCGAGCACGCCAATGGCGCGCGACACGTTGAGCAGCGTGTCGAACTGATCCGGCGTCAGGCCTGGAATGCGTTGGCACGGGGCAAGCAGAGCGCGCAGCTCCAACAGCGTCTTGAACGGAATTCTCTTCATGGTGTTTCTCCAGTCGCAAACGGAAGGGCACCGTGCGATGCCCGACCGTTTGAGTCCGTCACTTCAGCGGGTATGTATCTTCAGAGATCTTCTTGACCGTCGTGATCGGCTTGCCGCGCATGAAGTACCTGATGCAGTTCTGCGCCTTCAGGAACGTATCGCGCCAATTCGATGATGCAGAGCACGCCGCCCCATTGGTTAACAGGTAGTTGCGCAGAGCCACAGCAGCCTTGTCCTCATCGCCATCGGTGAACCCGGTCTTCAGCACCGCACAGAACTTCGCCAGCCGGATCTTGTCGCTCTCGTAGTACCACGCACGAGCTACAGCAGCGGTGATGGCGGACGAGCCCAAGAAACGCATGCGCGTCATGTGCTTGTCTGTCCACACGCATGCGGCCTCGTGCCTCTTGACCATCTCCAGCCGCTCTGCGTTTGTGAGTTGCGTCCTGCCGCTCATTGGCATACCCGTATCCACACCGCGAGCCATAGCAACGATGTTGTTGTTGACGTGCAGATCGGTGCCGCTGATGCGCGAGTTGTCGAGCAGGCTGCGAGACAGCCCGGTGTCGATGTTCAGGCAGTCCTCTTTCCTAACCCCGCGCATGACAGTGAAGTATTGCGGGGTGTCTGCCTCGACAATGGCGAACAGTCGGTGCTGACCGTCGGCAATGGCCCCGTCGTCGCGAATGACGATGGGCGCGGTGCAGGCTGTCCATGCGCCAGCGAGCATGTCTCGCGTGTACATCTCGACACGCCCATCGCGCAGGGCGCGGTTCTCGGTGTTCCTGTTGAGCATCTTGCCTGCGATGGCTGGCGTGATCCGCTCATACGAGACAGTCACGTTGGCGGGTTTGGTTTTCAAGCTTGTGTCCATGATGTTGATGTCGTTGATCAATGGGTTGGCGCGGCCCCTGCGAGCCGCGCCTTGCCACTTACGCCGCGACAACCTCCTTCGAGTCAGAGATCACGCGCCACTCGCTCGGGCTCAGGTCGATGACCTCGCCGCCGATGCGCTCCATCTCGGTCGCGCGGTCGTAGTTGACCGCTTCCTCTTGCGAGTACCGGGTGATGGCGCTGTGCAGACCGTAGCGGCTCAGGTCGCCATCACCGATCAGGCGGCCAAGGATGCCCTTGCGCTCGCCCTCGTTGAACGCGAACCGCTTGCCGACACGTTCCACCACATCGACGACCTTCTCGGGCTCGACACGGTCGCCAGCGGCCTTGCCCAGGCGCAGAGCAATCGCGTCGAAGCGAGCTTCGTCGAACGCGCCGCGCACCATGTCGCGAACCTGCAGCCAGACAGCTCGGTCGGTGGCCTTCTTGGTTTCATCGGTCAGCAGAGCGTAGACGTCATCCGACAGCTCTGCGCGACGACCTGTGTGCCGTTTCTTCATGTTGGCACCGAAGAACGCGAGGTTCGTGCAGGCGCGGGTCAGCGTGCCGGTTTCCACCGAGAGCTGGCCAAAACCGACTTCGCTGTTGGACACCGTGATGGCTGGGCAGATGGTGTCGAAGATGGTGTGGCCACCGTCGCCCATGAACTTGCCAGACGGGATGTCGCGGCTGATCGACTCGTCGACTGCCTTGATGTACAGCCGACGCTCGGTGATCTCGCACGAGATGATCATCAGCTTCATGTCGAGCAGCACAGGCAGCACCGCTTCGGCGAGATCCTCGTTCTCCAGCGGACGGTACGCGTCCGACAGGAAAGCGCGAGCCTTGCCGTCGAGGGTTCGGATCATGCGACGGTCGGCGCTCTTGTCGCGCAGCCAGCGGTTGGCATTCTCAGCCAGCAACGCCGGATCTTCCTCGACCATGCGCTTGTAGTACTGGGCCGGGATGCCCAGGTACTCGGCCAACTGGCCATGCGCGATGTCGTTGATCTCGAACTGCTTGACTTCACCGTTGAGCACCTGAAGCACCGGCTTGTCGTCGCGAACAGCGACATCAAACTTCGGCACAGGAGCGATGAAGTCCCGCTTCACATCCGCACGCCGCTCGATCTCGGCTGCGAGTTCCTGCAGGGAACGACCTACTCTTGCCATCAGAAAATCTCCATCAGAGAAAACCGCGAAAGTGCGGCGGCAAAGGCTGGGTGCCCTTGCCGCTGAACTTGATCACCCTTAAACATGCACGAGATTCTGCAGCACACTTGCTACGTTGGTCAAGCGTTCGTGCGAGATTTTTTTCTTGCCTTCTTCTCGGCGCGCTCGCGCATCACCCGCTGCTTTACAGCTTGGTAGTACAGCGAGGCGACATCGACAGTCTCGAACTTGCGCATGCCCTTGGCGCGCAGCTCGATCAGCGAGCCGGTGATCGTGACGACCACCGGGCGCATGCCGCGCTCGCGGACGTATGCGCTCGACAGCCGGGTGACGGGCTTTGTGCTTGGTGTCATGATTCGCGCCCACAGAAGTCCACGAAACCGGCAACGTCGCCGTCGTAGAGCACCTTCTTCTCATAGACACCGATGCACTTGACGGTGAGCGGTCGATCCATGTCGCCGTGGATCTCGTAGACGTACTCCTCACCGCAGTCCTTCGACTTCGGCGGGTACAGGTAGATGCCACCCGGGCCGTCCTTGAGGTTGGCGACGATAGCGGCAGCAAGGCAACCGACACCGTTGAAGACGGTCTTGAACCCGCTCGGAATGCCGCTGATGCCGTTGACCATCTTGCCCGATGCAAGGATCTTGGCCAGCTCTGCACCGTGGCCGCTGGGGTACCCGTCCATCTGACGGTAGATGCATGCGACAACATCTTTGCCGTCAGAGATTTTGGTGAGTGATCTTGTTCCCATAATGGCGCCTCCTACAGGTCGTACAGCGAGACAGCCACGCTGTGGCCGATCACCGTGCATTTCGCGATCTCGGTCGCGGTCAAGAATTGCTTGACCTTGGCCGTGTCCAGGCGAGCTGTGTCGCGCTCGATGACTGCAGCAGCGTAGTGCTGACCCTCGATGCGTGACAGGCCGCTGGCCTTCAGCGCAGCCTTCAGCTCGTTGGCTTGGGCTTCGAGCTTGGCGAGCTGGGCGTTGATAGCGCCGAGCTGATCGACCTTCGCGCCCAGAGCGCGCAGCGTCGAGTGATGAACAGCTTCTGCCTGAACGGCATGCTGGACTGGTGTGTGGAACATGGTTCGCTTTCCTTCCGTTAGGTGGTGCCGACATGGCCCCACTCAATTGAATTGTACCGCAACTGTGCTTTGGTGTGTTGAGAATTATCAACACATCAATGTAGCTTTTGTGCTATATTTGAATAGCGGGTCGGAAAAGACTCGATGGAGAAGTGCATGCTGAAATTTTTGGTACTCATCACTGCTCTGCTCGCCGGTTGCGGTGGCGGCGGCGATGACTGCGTGCGTCATCAACCTGACAGCTCTGGTCGCGACCAACCAGCCTGGGTCGAGCGCTGCCCAGCCTGATTGCCGCTGTGGCAACGATGCTGCTACCATCGCGCCCACAGGAGCGGCCTATGAAAGTCCCAGATTTACTCGAACTCGTGAGAGAGAAACTGCAGGGCACCGAAGTCTCTGCGCGCCAGATTGCACTAGGCAGCGGTGTCGGCTACGACAGCGTGCTACGCATCAAGCGTGAGGCACCGCACGACCCGACGTGGCACACGGTCAAGACCCTGGCCGACTACCTGTTGACCAGCTCACACTGGCAGCGCTGACAAATGCCACAGGTGGTTACTGACCCGGATAAACCTAGACCGGGTAGGCCACGCATACACCCTGTTCGCGACGACCTGTACAAACTGGTTGCGAGCCGCGCGACAGTTGTAGTCGTCGAGGTGAAGGGGGACAATGTGCTCTGCCAGTATTGCAGCCGTGGCACACGCGGCGCGCAGATCGAGTTCTCGATGCGCTGGTTTTTGACCTGGGCTGAGATCATGCACAAGAGGCGCACATGAACCCGTTCGATCCGAACTACGTCAGCCAGCTCACCGACACCAGCAAGAGCGAGCGACGTCAGAAACGGCTCGTCGAGAAGAGCCGCACAGCGGCGCTGACGCGCGGCGCTGGTTGGGGCAACGGCACGATCCTCATGCCCAAGACACCCAAGCGTGACCGGCCAGCCGACATGGTGAAAACACCGACGAAAACGTAGCCAGGAACCACACAGCACGCTTGCCTCAATCGAGCAGCTATGGCATCCTCGCGAACGAACCCGGCTAGGGCAGGATTGATCCCCTGCTCGAAAAGCAAAACCCCACTGCCTGCCGGTGTTTCTTTCCTCTGGGGACTTGTGGGGTTGTGATGCCAGACAGAGTCATTCGCGACGAGCTGCTCACCAGCGAGCGGTACTGGTCTGTGTCCATACACGCGCAGCAGCTCATCATTCACTTGATTCTGGCTGTCGACGATGCAGCCCGGTTCTCTGGGAAAAACTTCACCATCAGGGCAACCTGCTACCCAGGTCGACTTGTGGAGGCCTCGGATGTCGAGCGCTGGCTGCTCGAATTGCACGATGTGGATTTGATCAGGTTGTACACGGTGGGGTCAGAACGGTATCTGTACCTACCCCGTTTTGGCAACAGAAGGAGGTACGCATCATCCAGCAAATACCCAGCGCACCCCAATGAAATCAATAACTTAGCAGAAAAAAAGTCAGACTCAGGTCAGACTCAGGTCAGACCCAAGTCAGACCCAAGACAGGAGGAGAGGAGAGGAGAGGAGAGGAGTGGAGTGGAAAAGAAGAGCACTCACGCTTCGCGCTCGGCCACCAAACCGGTCAAGCCAGAAGATGTCACCCAAGAGCTATGGGACGACTGGTTAGCTCTTCGTCTGAAGAAGCGAGCGCCGGTCACTGCGACGGTGATCGAGTCGGCGCGCAAGGAAGCCGAGAAGGCTGGGTGGAGCATGCAGAGCTTTCTCTCGGAGTGGTGCCTGCGTGGTAGCCAGGGGTTGAAGGCAGAGTGGCTGACGAAGAAGATGCCAACCACAAGCGACAGGGGAGCGATCTGATGCGTGGTCACGAGAAGCTCATCGAGATGCGTAGGGAAGGCCTTCGGCCTGTAGGTGGCATCTACCTCGACACCAACCCATCGAACGACTACTGGTCACGACACTGGACAGAGCACTCGATGTCGACAGCGTTCGTGGACATTGAGCCACGCGAGAACATCGAGAAGCTCGACATCAGGTTTGTGACCGGACTCGATGTTGTGGTGGTTGGTGAAAACGAATCGAGGGTCATGCGTATCGGGTTGAAGGTATTCGACGCTGGTGCTGCAAAGGTGCTGGCCATTGTTGGCAACGTAGAGGTGATGCGGTGGCAAAAACCCTAACACTCGACTCAATCGACTTTGCAGAGTACGAGCGCGACACTGAGGCGCAGGCGAAAGTCAAAGCGGCATCTGTCTATGCTGAAGAAGTTGTGCAGCATTTCGCGTTGGACGACGACAAGCCGGTCATGCCTACAGTGATCTCGAAGCTCAAAGGCAAGATCGAATTCAGGCCTGGGGAAGTCACTGCATGGGCTGGGTACAACGGCCACAGAAAATCGATGTACCTGGGGCAGGTAGCGCTAGACCTGACGAGGCAGCGCCAGAAGATCCTGATCGCATCGATGGAGATGCAACCGCACAGGACGCTCGCACGCATGTCGCGGCAAGCAAGCGCTGTGCGCTGGCCATCACCCAAGTGGGTGCGAGGATTCTCGGACTGGACTGACGACAAGCTCTGGCTGTTTGATCACATGGGACGCATCACACCATCGCAAATGATCGCTGTGTGCAGGTACTTCAAAGACAAGCTCGGTGGCCAGCATGTCGTGATCGATTCGTTGATGATGGTCTGTGCGAGCGAAGAACACCTCGATGAGCAGAAGCAGTTCGTCACCGACATCTGCAGGGTTGCTCAGGAAACAGATTTGCATGTTCACGTTGTCGCTCACTGCCGCAAACCTCAGAATGGTGATGAGCCTCCACCGTCGAAGTACGACATACGCGGCACTGCAGCGATAAGCGATCAAGTAGGCAACGTCGTCACCGTATGGGCTAACAAGCAGAAGGTGAAGGCACTCGAAAAAGATCCGCACGACAGTGAATGGCTCGCAAAGCCTGACGCGTACGTCACCGTCGAGAAGCAACGCAACGGTGAATGGGAAGGCCGAGCACAGTTCTGGTTTCACCCAGACAGCCTGCGGTTCTGTGACGACCGTGTGAGTGAGGTGATGCCGATGTTGAACACGGGCGACTTCAAGCGAAGTGAGGGTATGGAATATCACACTGGTGAAGTGGAAACCGAGCCAGATCCCGATAGCCGTGGTTGCGCACGGTAGCCCACCATCATGCTGATCATCGCGTTCGATCCAGGCACGACAGGCGCGATGACAGCGATGGGGTACAAAGATCCATCACACATCGAGATCCATGACCTACCAATCATCGTCGACAAGATCGGCAAGCGGAACAAGTCGAGGATCGATGCGCGAGCGCTCAACATGCTGGTCAGTGAAACGATGGTGCGGTTCGGAATGATGGAGCCAGTGATGTTCGTGATCGAGGATGTGCGGTTGATGCCAAATGCTGTGCTCGCATCGAGCGGCATAGCCAGCCTGATGCACACGAAGGGAGTCATCGAAGGCGTGGTGAGCCGCTGGCGATACCCGGTTCACTTCGTCAACCCGCGCACATGGAAGAAAGCGCTCGGGCTCGATTCAAAGAAGACCAATAGCATTGATGTAGCGCGCGAGCTATACCCAGGTGTGTCGGCTGTTCGATTGACTCGCGTGAAAGATCACAACCGGGCAGAGAGTCTGTTGCTCGCGCACTGGGCAAAGTGGAATCTGATATGAAAGACGGTCGACGTATCGGATTCGCGCTCGTGAAGTTCAACGCCGACATCAGGCGTATCTGTAAGGATCGAGAGATGTCGCTGCGTGGAATGGCTGAAGAAACCGGCGTGCGCGAGGACACGATCTACTACATGCAATGCAAGGGAAGCGTGCCTGATGGCACAGCTCTGGCTGCGTTGTGCAAGTGGTCTGGGCTCAAGATCGGTGACTACTCAATTGATCTGCTTGAGAGGAAAAAATGAGAAGAGCCTGTCCGCGTTGTGGTGGTAATCACAGGGGTTGGGAGATCGCTGAGTGCAACAAAGTCAAGGCAGAGATCCTGCAGCCACTTCTGGAGCTGGAGAAGAAGGCTAGGAAGGTGAAAACAGAAACCGATCCAAAAACAAAAAAGCGCAACGAGTACATGCGTGAGTACATGGCCAAGCGACGAGCGAAAGGGAAGACATGACACAGGTACGAAAGTTCGACAGGCGCGTTAGCTTCGACGAGCGCAGCCGCGATTACCCGATCCGCGCGCTCGTGCTTGGGCTCGCGCCGCGCAGCTACACATGGACATGTGGGGTACACCTCGACCAGGGCAGCGAAGGTGCCTGCGCGGGCTTTGCCGTGTCGCAGGAGGCGGCAGCTAGGCCGGTGGTGGTGCCGGGTATCACTGACGCTGTAGCGCTAGCCGTATACCACCGAGCGCAGCAGCTCGACGAGTGGCCTGGAGAGAACTACGAGGGCACGAGCGTGCTTGGCGCAATCAAGGCCGGGACCGAACGCGGCTGGTATGGGGAGTACCGATGGGCGTTCGGTGAGTCGGACCTAGCTCTGGCAGTTGGCTGGAAAGGCCCAGCGGTGCTTGGCATCAACTGGTACGACGGAATGATGGATCCAGACTCGAAGGGTGTGCTTCATGTTGCTGGCCAGATGGTTGGTGGCCACGCGATTCTGTGTAATGGCTACAATGTCGCAAAGAAGCTATATAGGGTTCACAACAGTTGGGGATCTAGTTGGGGCATCAACGGGGAAGCGTTCATCAGCATGGCCGACATGGCTAGGCTCTTGTCAGAGCAGGGTGAGGCTTGCATTCCGCTTGTGAGAAAGATGCCAACGTGATTGACTGGGTGCTGGCATGACAGACCAAATCGCCAAAATCAAGGCCGCGCTGGCTGCAGTCGAGATCGGCAAGAATGTGCAGAGGTTGGTAGCGTGAGCGAAGAATACAGAATCAAAATCTCTGTCAGAAACAACCTGATCTTGAGTGCAATCGAGCGCGCTGGTTTTGTTGGTTATGGCATGCAGGCGCGCTTCGCGGCCTTTGCCGGGATGAAGGTTACGGAGCTGAATGCTCTAGTGACAATGCGCTTTCTTCCTATCAATGAGGACGGTGAGTTCAGCGCAGCAGCGAAGACCTTGATGGAAGTACTTGGAGCTGCGCCGCTGGATTTATGGACAGACAGGCAACTGACGATGCGGCTGAAGCGCAATACCGCTGAGATGTATGTTGACGAGAATGCCTTGCGGGCAGTGCTCGAAGGTGTTCAAGAAACAATGACTCTTCCGAACCCCGAAGACGTAGTGTCTATGGGTGAGTCTCAAAAGCTTGTTGCGCAGATCCTCGATGTCATACCGAAACGCAACGCGCGAATTTTGAGAAGTCGTTTTGGTATTGGGGCCGATGAATTGTCAACAGAGGAGATTGGCCGCAACGAGGGCATTTGCAGGGCGCGTATTCACCAAATCGAGGGGAAGATAACGCGCCACCTCAATTGGCTGTCAAGGTCAGCAGCCAGAGCAGATCTTGCGGAGTGGGAGAAAAAAGCCGCCGCAGCAGTTGTTGCGCTTGATGACGACAGCGGTTCGCCAGTTGAATTCCAGCCAACCAGTAGTTAACATCCTACCAACAGTTAACACCACAGCCATGCACGTTCACCTAACCAAGCGGCAGGAAGACTTCTGCGTTGCCTACGTCGAGACAGGCTGCGCTACCGAGGCCTACAGGAAGGCTGGCTACTCGCTGAACCTCACGCCAGAGCAAATGTGGACTGAAGCGAGCCAGATGCTTAAAAACCCGAAGGTGGCCCAAAGGGTGTGGGATCTACGCATGGAGTTGACTGAGCGGCAGATACTGTCGATTCAAGAGCACCTCGCCAACCTGCAGCACTTGCGCAACCTCGCTGCCTCAGATGGCAAGTGGCAAGCGGCCATCACAGCCGAAGTTGCGATGGGCAGGACGAGCGGGCTGTATGCGAGCGACATGCCAGTCATCAACGTCAACCAGAACGTGAGCCTGCAGCCAAGCCTCGCGAAGGCAACTGAGCAGGAGCTGGATGTCATGGAGCAGGCCGCAATCGTGATGGAGCGGCTGCGTCTGCAGCAATGATCCCCGGCAACGAAGATGTCGAGGTTCGAGGCAGGCAGATACTGTCGTTCCTGCCTGATGGCCCAGCAGCAGGCGTCGAGGTCGGAGTATTCAGGGGCGAGCTGTCAACTTGGTTGCTCGACCACAAGCCAGATCTCGACCTGTACATGGTTGACAACTGGCGACAGGCTGCAGAGGGTTCGCCTTACCTGTTGACGCGCGACCCGCATTCGTCAATGACGCAGGCGGAGCACGACCAGTGCTACGAGATCGCCCGCGTAGCGATCATCGGCAAAGGGAACAGAGCCGAGATCATCCGCATGGATTCGGTCGAGGCCGCGAAGTCCTGCCCTGATCATTCTGTCGACTTCGTGTTCCTCGATGGCGACCATTCCTACGAAGGCGTGACTGCTGATCTGCACGCATGGACTCGCAAGGTCAAGCGCGGCGGGTTCATCTGTGGCCACGACTACGCGAACAAGTGGCAAGCCCGCACGAGGGTCAAAGACGCTGTAGATGACTTCTTCGGAGCTGTGCCAACGCTTGGCGAGGACTGGGTATGGATGGTGCGGCTGTAATCGAGCTGGCACGCAAGGTCACTGTGCTTGATGTGCATGCAGAGCGTGCGCGCCGTTCTTTCGCGTTCTTCTTCGAGCACTTCGCGTGGCCAGCCTTGCAGCCTGGGGTGCCGTATGAGCGCAACTGGCACATCGACGTCATCTGCATGCACTTGGAAGCGATCAAGCGTGCCGAGATCAAGAAGTTGATCATCAACATGCCGTTTCGCATGTTGAAGAGCACACTGATCTCGCAAGCATTCCAGGCCTGGGACTGGGTCGATAACCCAGAGATGCAGTACCTCACGAGCAGCTATGCGCGCGACCTTGCGATTCGAGATGCGGTGGCCACGCGTCGCATCATCGAGTCGCCGAAGTACCAAGCGGCCTGGGGACACAGGTTCAAGCTCGCTGGCGACCAGAACACGAAGTCGCGCGTGGAGAACAACAAAGGCGGCTCACGCGTCGTTACATCGACAGACTCAGCAGCCACAGGTTTCGGCGGCAATCGGCGCATCATCGATGACCCGATCAGCCCGCGCGAGGCTGACAGCGGACTAGCCATTGAGCGCTCAATCGAATGGTGGCGCGGCACGATGGCTACGCGCGGCAACGATCCGAAGTCAGACGTCACTGTGCTCGTGCATCAGCGGCTCAACGAGCAAGACCTGACCGGCTACCTGTTGCGTGAGGAGGGGGATTGGGAGCACCTGATCTTCCCGATGCGCTACGAAAAGCAGTATGCGAAGACAACGAGCCTGGGGTATCACGATCCTCGCACTGTTGATGGCGAGCTTCTGTTCCCCGCCCGAATCGACGAGGCCGCTGTCAAGCTGCTGGAAAAATCGCTCGGGGTCTACCACACCAACGCCCAGCTCCAGCAGCGTCCAGAGCCCCGTGGCGGCATTATTTTCGACCGCAAGTACTGGAGGTACTGGAAGGCCTTGCCTGAGCTTGAGGAGGTCGTCATCAGCGTGGATGCCAGCTTCAAGGATCTGCAGACCAGCGACTATGTCGCCATCCAGGCCTGGGGCAACAAGGGCGCGAACAAGTACCTGCTGCGGCGCATCAAGGAGCGCATGGGGTTCAAGGCTACCTGCGAGGCTGTGAAGGGCATGGCCGCGCTCTACCCTGACTGCGTGGCTGTGCTGATCGAGGACAAAGCCAACGGCAGCGCGATCATCGAAACCCTGACCAGCGAGGTGGCGGGCGTGATCGCTGTGCAACCGGATGGCGGCAAGGCGGCTCGTGCATATGCCATGCAGCCCGAGCAGGAAGCTGGCAACGTCTGGTTTCCCGATCCGAGCATCGATCAGACCATCGAGGTCATGGTCAGTGCCTGCTGCTCGTTCACTGGCCAGGAAGGCGGCGACGACGACGAGGTCGATGCAATGACCCAGCTCTGCAACTGGCGGCGCGTGCGCGACAGGGCCAGCGGGCTGCAGGATTGGATGCGGCAGCAGGCCGAGGCAATCCAGGCTCAGAGGCAGGTGGCTGCGGCGCAGTAGAACTGCAGGGCGCGAGTCACCATAATCGCCCGCAACTGCAGGAGTCACTTATGGGGCAGCTCGTAAAGCAAGCCTTGATCGACGAACACGCTGGTGTCAGGCCGCTGCGCAAGTATTCCGAGGATCAGCCGCGCGACGAGATTGGCCGCTGGACAGATGGCGATGGTGCTGGTTCTGAAAACGTGGGCGCAAAGATCCCGCGCGGCACAGGTGGGCTTGACTTCAAGCCAATGTCTGGCGGAATCAGCGGCCCACATGGAAGATATAGCATCAGCCCAGCCAGATACAGCTCTGGCAAAGTCGCCGTGCAGGCGCCGTCTGAAGACTCATGGAAAACGCGCGCAGCTAGACTGGCTGAACACTTCTCTGGCGGAAGGTATTCCAATCGCGAAAAAGCCTACATCATGTCACCAGCTGCAGCAGAGAGATTTGTCAGTCACTATCACGCCGGGAAAGACGCTAGTTTGTTCACCGGGTCAATCAAGGATTGACACATGGCATCACGCGAAACAAGCGGCACAGACATTGATCCTGGCGTAATCCAGCGAGTCGTCACTGGCGTAAAGTACATCGTCAGTGGTGTCGGGCCGATGAACTGGTTCGGCCCAGCGCAGCCTATCCAGCCAATCGCGCAGGACGAGACAGAAGGGCGGCTGTTCGACTTCCCGGTCGGCTACAACCTGCGCATCCAGCCGCGCAGTGGCGAGCAGATCTCGTTTGCCGACTTGCGCACGCTGGCCGATGGCTACGACCTGATGCGACTGATCCTTGAAACGCGCAAAGACCAGATCAAGTCGTACGAGTGGGAGATCGTGCCCAGAGATCTCGAAGCCGACCCAGCCAAGTTCGCCGACCAGATCAAGCGTGCCACCGACTTCATGCAGATGCCAGACAAGGAGCACACCTGGGATGACTGGCTGTCGATGATGGTCGAGGATCTGCTGGTCATCGATGCGGTGTGCATCTATCCGCGCATGACCAAAGGCGGCAAGCTCTACGCACTGGAGCTGGTCGACGGCGCGACGATCAAGCGGCTGCTCGACGACACGGGACGCACGCCGATGCCGCCCAGCCCAGCATATCAGCAGATCCTCAAGGGTGTGCCCGCTGCAGACTACAGCGCCGACACGCTCAACTACTGGATGCGCAACCCGCGCACCAACAGGATCTACGGCTACAGCCCAGTCGAGCAAGTGCTGATGACTGTGAACATCGCGCTGCGTCGGCAGATGACGCAGCTCGACTTCTACACGCAAGGCAGCGTGCCTGAAGCAATTGCCCAGGTGCCAGACACATGGACGCCCAAGCAGGTTGCGGACTTTCAGGTCTGGTGGGACTCGATCAATGAAGGTAGCGCTGCGATGCAAAAGCGCAAGATGCGCTTCATCCCTTCGCTCAAGGACATCGTCTTCCCGCGCAAAGATGTGCTCAAGGATGAGTTCGACGAGTGGCTCGCGCGCATCATCTGTTTTGCGTTCAGTATTCCGCCCACAGCCTTCATCAAGCAGCTCAACCGAGCTGGCGCGCAGCAGCAGGCGGACACAGCTAAGGAAGAGGGCATCAGGCCGCTGTTGCGCTGGATCGAAAACAAGTTCAGCGTGCTTGTCAGACGCTACCTCGACTGCCCCGACGTCATGTTCTCGTGGAAGCTCGAAAACGCAGTCGATCCGAAGGCGCAGGCTGAGATAGACCAGATCTACATCCAGGCCCAGGTCAAGACGCCAGACGAGGTGCGCGAAACGCTGGGCATGGAAGCAATGAGCGAAGAAGAGCGCAGCAAGTCCTTCCC